TTCGCGCGGTCGGTGAATTTTTCGAGGTTCATCTGGTCTTCCTGTCGCTTTCCAGGTCAGATGGTGTTGCATTTTAGCAACACAAGGGGTGGGCGGAATTTCCTGTCCGCAACATGGGATGGCCGTTGGAGCGAGTTTTTGAGATTGGCACTGGACAAGTTGACCGTTGCGGCAAGCGATTAACAAAAAACCCAGGAAATCCGCCATTTTCTTTGTTGTCAGTGCCAATCTCTATGTCTCGGCACCTTACCAATCGTAAACCGCAGTTTTTCGCCATTTATCTAATTTCTACCTGCCATTGGTAAGGGCGTTGGTCAGGTTCGCCGATGGCGCTCGTTCGCAGCCAGTTCGAGAGCGAGCATGTCAGACATTGGCATATCAGCAACCCATTTGATTACGCCGTTTAGAAAATTCTCATCCTCGATCAGAATGCGCGCCAGTTCGTCAATCGGCATTTTGTGGGTGTTTTCGAGACGTTCCATCTGACGAGCAATTTCAGCGACGATGGCATTCAGATTGTAAGCGATACCAGCGTACCACAAATAGCGCCCGCCCGTGTGCTTATCCTTGATTGACTGATACCATAACTCTGGAAGGCGCATCGCTATGCAACGGGCAGCCAGACTACGCTTAAAACTTAGTCCATCCGCGTCCTCAACCATCCGCTCGAATTGCAGGAGAGAGGATTGAGGCACCGCCCCCCGCTTGCGCCAGTTCGACACCGTGCTCTGTCCTAGGCCCATCGCCCGCGCGAGTTCCTGATCGGTGCTCACGGCTATGCGGCGCTTCATCTCAGTAATGAGTGACGCGACGTCTCCATCCCATTCTGTCAACGCTTGCGACATGTGAAGTCCTGTGATACTCAAATTATCACAACGGTTGATAGGCTTCGCAGATGGTACAAATCGGTCTCCTGCCTCAAGTGCGCGCTGGGTTCGTTCTGAAGGGAACAACCCTTCGACAGTGGTGCCTCATCAACGGTGTTGATCCGGGTTACGCGCACAAAGTCGTAGCTGGCAAGACGAACGGTCCGAAGGCCCGCGCCCTCCGTGCGAAGATCATTGCCGCAAGCGAGGGGCGGGCAGCGTAGAAATGTCAGTTGCCCGCTGGTTAACGGTTGCAGAGGTGGCAGAGCTTGCCGGGATTGCACGGCAGACCGCGCATGAAGCGGTATGCCGTGCGGTAGATGGTAAGCCTTGGAAGGACCACCATCTGACCGTGCGCAAAGTCGCGAAATCTCGTGGAGGGCGTTCAGGCGTCCGCTATGAGGTGGAACTGTCGAGCCTGCCACTGCCGCTACAGGAAGCCTATTGGGGTGATGACCTACCGCTGCCCGCGATCGGGTGCGGTTATCGTCCAGCACCCAATCAAGGCGAGCGTGCCAACTATCGCTATCGGGTCATTCAAGAGGCGATCGAAGCGCCGCGCGGATCGCCGGAGCGCAAGGCGGAAGTCCTTCGCGCCTCGACCAAGTGGAACGAGCCGGTCCGTACCATATACCGCTGGATAGAGCGGCTTGAACGGTCAGGCGGTGACAGCAACGCCCTGGCGCGCAAGCTGCCTTCTGATGCTGGCGTTCGTCGCGTGTGGGTGTCTCGGCAATTCGATGCGGCGTGGATCGCGTCGAAGCGGCCCTCCGACGAACTGGCGGCGATCAGCGACGAAATCGACCTTCTGATACGTCGCGTATGGGCTTCCCCGGCGCAACGTGCCGGATGGGAACAGGTCCGCCGCGACACTCTGACGCTGTTCAAGCGCGATCTGAGGTTGCGGGGCATCGAACTGCCCGCCCCGGCCTTCTACGTCTCGCAACGTCGGATCATGGAGGCGCAATCCGCCCGGTTGCTCGACGTGCGGGAGAACGACCGCAAGCGCTGGGACGATATGAAGCCGCGTATCACCCGCGACGCGTCGGGCCTCGCACCCATGGAAATCGTCGTGATGGACGTGAAGCCGCTGGACTGCATCGTGCGGCGCGCGGACGGCTCGACGACTTGGCCGAAGATGATCGCGTTCATGGACTGGGGAACGCACCGTGTGTTCCGGTACTTCGTGCTGCTGGCTCCGGGTGAAGGTGTCCGACAGGAGCATGTAATCGAAGCCTTCAAGGCGATGGTGTCGCATCCCGAATGGGGCTTCCCGCAAAAGCTGTACCGCGACAACGGCACCGAATTTGCCATGTTCGACAAGATCAGGGCAGCGCTGGAACTTATCAATGATCCGGGCGCGCGGACGATCATTAGCGCCAAGCCCTATTCGGGCGCGTCGAAGCCTATCGAAAGCAAGTTTGCGACACTGGACCGCTTTGTCTTTTCGCAGATGCTGGGTTGGGCTGGCGGCAACCGCATGGACAAGAAGACTCAGAACGTGGGCAAACCGCCTAAGCCTTATCACGGCACGTTCGAGCAATTCTGTATCGAGGCGAACGAGCGGATCGAGGTATTCGAGACGATCGCGATCAAGTCGGGCTATTTCAAGGGCCGCAGTCCAGCCGACTGGTACGCCGCGAAGGTCGAAGCCGGGTGGCGTCCGGTCCGCGTTGATCCGCTGGCGCTGGAGGCGGCGTTCGCTCGTCATGACACGCGTCGGGTGGATCGCGGAGCGGTATCGATCGGCGGCAAGCTGTATCGGCATCCCGAACTGCCCAATGGGGAAACCGTCTCGATTGCGCTTCCATACCAGCGCGACGCGCTGCCGATGGTGGACCTTCCTGATTTCGGCTGGGCCGTGCTGCAACTCGACATGCCGTACCTGCCGATGGAACTGGCGGGCGCCGTCGCATCCGGCCGCGATCAGCGGGACAACGAGCGCGCGGCCCGCCAGCGCCGCCGCCAGTTGCAGCCGATCGCGCCCACCGAAGTTCACGCCGCCAACGTCACGCAGCTGCCCACACGGGCCGCGCCAGCGCCGCTTATCGACCTCGACATGTCCAGCGAGGCGAGCCGCTTTGCTGGGGCAAGAATAGAGGACGCCCGCCGCCGCGATGCGGAGCCTGACGAGGCGGCACGCCGTCGCGCGCGTGAAGATCGCGAAACCCGAAATCTACTGAGGGAGCAAGCCCGTGCCCGCAACTGAACCAATCCCGACACGCATCCTCCAACACATGGTGCCTCGTATGCAGCGCACTCATGACCGGCGGCGCGCCTCCTTTTTTGTTGGCCCTCCTGGCATCGGAAAATCGACGGCGATTGCGGCATTCAAGGCCGCAAATCCCGGTAATGTCATGGTGACACGGATCACAAAGCGGGGAGTGACCGGCCCTCAGGCTTTGCAATCCATGCTCCTTGCCCTTCGCGAACGCCAAGGCACGACAACTCGATATGTCACGAACGCGACAAGCGAAGTTCAGCGCTATATCGCTATCGAGATCGAAAAAGCGGGTAATGGACTGCGGCGGGACCAAGATGAGGCGCTATTTCCCAAGTTAACGATCGTGTTTGATGAAGCGCAGCGCCTGACGAACGGCGCAATTGATGCTCTTCGCGACTGGAATGAGCCGCATTACTTTTGTGCGGGGACATTCCCGATTGGAATGATCTTTGTCGGCAACAACGAGCTGTCGCTGGAAGCCGGGCGCGGCGGAACGAGCATACTTGATGAAGGTATGCAGGACAGGCTGCTGTATCGCGAGCGCCTGACCTATGAACACGTTGATCGGCAAGACATAGAAGCATTCTCCCGTTCGCATGGAATAAATGACGAAGGGGCGGTGCGCGCTATTGGGGCGGCATTCGCGAGTGCAAAATCTCAGCGAAGCTTCCGCCGCCTCGCAGACTTCCTCGTGACTGTTGTGGATGAGGCGGATGGCGGACCCATAACCCGTGAAACAGTAAGATCGGCAATGGAACTGCTTTAACAATATATATGGAGAGCATGATATGGCATATGCAGATGATACGCTGGACAACATGTTCAAGGCTTACGAGAGCCCGTACAACGCGCTCAACGATGTAGACCTGCTGGTTTCGCAGGCTGCTGACCTTCTTGTCCAGGCGCATGAGCTTGCCGACAATCAAGGAGGGCAAAAAGCCGTCGATACACTGCAAGCCCTGCTGAAAGCGACTTTGGCGTTGCTAGGGATGACGGGCCCGAACATCGATCGGCTGTATGACTTGATTAAAGAACCGAATCCGTCGCGTGGCGGTCGAAGCCCTGTCGAGCGGCAGCCCACGATGCAACGGCAGTGATTGCCGTTGCATCTTCCACCCCTCCGGCATGGACTGGCGGCATTCGTCATGACTGAACGACACAGGGTCGCGGGCCAAGACGCCATGGATGAAATCGCCGATGCCATTGGCGAGGCGGCGGCCCGTGACCTTGCCCGCCAGTTCGGTGGTACTGGCCTGTACGTGCCGCGTACCATCGGCTCGCATCACCCGATTTGCGTGGCGATCGGGCGCGATGCCGCCGATCGCCTTGCCGCATGGGCTGGCGGCAGCGCAATTTCGATCCCTAAACAAGCGGAACTCAGGGCGCGCGTTCTAGAAATGAGAAAGCGGTCATTGACAATCGTACAGATTGCACGCGAAACGGGTTATTCCGAACGCCATGTATATCGCCTCTTGCGTGAAGAGGATGATTATAGGCAGCCGCAGTTGTTTGACTGATGATTATGGCCTGACAGGTGTCAGGTCCTAACGCATCCTATCCCTCTCCATAGATCAGACAGAGCCATCATCCTTTCGGCTTTGCACCTATGGAGATTTCCGAATGTCTCATCAGACGGCTATCGCATCGTTCGCCAGCACGATCGAAACCATCCGCAACGAAATCACGACTGTCGAAGGGCAGATTACGACGCTCGAATGTGAGCGTAATAACGTCGCGGCAGCGCCACCCCATACAGACGACATCATCGCCGTCTATCTCCGTGGTCTTGCGGAAAGCACTCGCACTTTCAAAACCCAACTGACTGCGCAGTTGCGGACCCGCTATGGCAGGCACGAGAAGTATAGCAATCTCGATGCGCCGAACAACGCCAAGGGCAGCCTCCAGCTTCTGACACTGGAGAAGGAGCAGCAGCAGCCCGGCTTCGGTGCGGGGCGGCAAATTACGACCGAACTCAATGTCGCGGCGCTGACCTGCCTTTTGGGGGATCGGATCGAAGCCGTGATCCCCGACCTGGTGCGCGAACTTTTCCCGGAGGCGGACGCCGGTATGCGGCAAGCTGACCGCGACGCCGCTCTTTCCAAGATCGATCGCGAGTTGGTGGAGCTCAAGCAGCGTAAGAGCCAGTTGGTCGAAGACATCAACGCGGCCCGGCGTGCCGTGAACGGGCAGGGCTGATCCATGGCATCGCCCCCCGCGCTCATCCGGCCGGACGGCACGCCCTTGCGTGTCGCCACACTGACCCAAGAAATTGCCGGGCCGCAGACGATGGGCTTGCGCTCGATCCTGTCGGGACATCCCGCGCAAGGGCTGACGCCGCGCCGCTTGGCGGGGCTGTTGCTGGCGGCAGAGCAGGGCGATGCCATCGGTTATCTCGAACTGGCAGAAGAGATGGAGGAAAAGGACCTCCATTATCTATCGGTCCTGGGAACGCGAAAGCGGCAGGTCGCACAGTTGCCAATCGAAGTCGTGGCGGCGGGCGATAGCGAGGAAGACAAGGCCGATGCCCAGTTGGTCCGCGACTGGTTGGCCCGCGACCTGATCCAGACTGAGATTTTCAATATCCTCGACGCGATCGGCAAGGGGTTCAGCGTCACGGAAATCATATGGGAGTTCACCGCCTCCGCGTGGTTGCCCGCCAAACTTATCTGGCGTGATCCCCGATTTTTCGAGTTCGATCGTGTTGACGGCACCACCCTTTGCCTGCGGGCCATCAATGGCCCGCAAGCCATGCCGCCCTGCAAGTTCATTACCCACTATCATCAAGCAAAATCGGGCCTGCCGATCCGTGGTGGCATCGCGCGCGCGGCGGCTTGGTCGTACATGTTCAAGAATTACGCGATCAAGGATTGGGTCGCGTTTCTCGAAAACTACGGAACGCCTCTCCGTATCGGCAAATACGATAATGGCGAAACCGAAACCAACATCAATGTCCTGTTGGACGCGCTGGCGACCTTGGGCAGCGACGCGGCAGCCGCCTTCCCCAAGACGATGGACGTCGAGTTCATTGACCCCAAAGTCGGGACGGCTCCCAACGACCTGTGGCGTTCCAAGGCGGAATATTGCGATGGGCAACTGTCCAAGGTCGTACTCGGTCAGACCGGCACCACCGATGGCAAGCAAGGCGGCTTGGGTGACGGCGGCAACAAGGTGCATGACGGGGTAAGAGAGGACATTGAGAGGGCGGACGCGGGGCTGGTTGCCGCGACGCTCAATGACCAGCTCGTCAAACCGATCGTGATGTTCAACCGGGGCGTGCGGCGGCGCTATCCGCGTTTGCGCATCGGGCGTCCTACCGCCGTGGACGTGAAGGCGCTGACGGAGGCCGCAACGGCGCTGGCGGCGCTTGGCGTCGAGATCGATGCGGATGAGGTGCGCGACCGTGCTGGCCTGCCCGCACCCAAGCCCGGTGGGCGCAAGCTGACCGTGGGCGGTGCCAGCGAGGCCCAGCCCGCTTTGCTGACCGGCTCACAATTGGCGTCGCTGAGCGAAATGGCGGCGGCCGTGGAGGCTGGCACCATGCCTATGGATCGCGCGCGGGCGCTTATGGCGGTCGCGTTTCCCATGCTTTCGGATGCGCAAGCCGATCGCCTGCTAGGCGGCGCTCAGGAGCGCGTTGGGACGCTTCCAGCCCCCACCGGGGCGGAAAATGGTCGGGTGGCCTTCTTAGACCTTCTGAAACCTTCTGAATCGGCAATTCGGACTCGGGGCGGCGGTGCCGCTGTCGCAGATGCGGCACCCGTCGCGATCCGCGATAGCGTCGATAATGCGGTGGGACAGGCGCTAGACGGTTGGGAGCAACTGATGGAGCCGGTACTCGACCCGGTGCGGCAGATCGTCGCGCAAGCGTCGAGCTTGGAGGAAATCAAGGCGACCTTGATCGATGCGATTGAACGGATGGACCCTGCCGCACTGACCGAACGGCTGGCGCGGGCGGGCTTTGGCGCTCGGCTGTCGGGTGACATCGATGTGCGGGGGCAGTCGTGAGCTTTTCTGCCCTCTTCGCATTCCAGCGGCCTTCCGTTGCGGCCTATCGAAAATCGGACGGCTCGCTTTCTGTCGCCCCCGCCGATGCTCCCCGGTTCGATCATGACGCGGGCGGTAATCCGCTGGGGCTGCTGGTCGAAGCGGGTGCTGAGATGGGCCAGCATGATGGCATCGCCTTGCGTGGGTCCGTCGCGATTGAGGGGGCGGCAACGGTGTTTCATGAGGTCGCGAACGCTGACGGCATCCAGCGCCGGGCGCATTACACGCTCAACGCCACCGCCACTATCAACGCTTGCCTTGCCCAGGTCTGCCATCATCGGGCGATCGGGGCGGTGGCGGGTTTCGTCGCGATCCGATCGGGCGTTGTGGCCTATCAAGGAAAGCGGTGGGCGCCACCGGCTATCGTCACATTGGCGGACGGTAGAGCCGTCACCCTCGCCAATGGCCTTCGGCTGCTGGCGTCCTGACCATGGCCGATCAGCCGATACCAGTCGCACCGCCACGGGAAGCGGTAGACCGTTTCCAATCCAAAGGTTTCACCTTTGGCTATTCGTGGCAGGACGTTTGGCAGGAAGAACATGGGCGGTCGTTCACCGTCGCAAAAGCGATGACGCGCGACGTGCTGGAGACAATCCGGGCGGAGGTGGATTCCGCTATCGTCAATGGCACGACCTTGGAGACGTTCCAGGCGAACTTGACCCCGACGCTTCAGAAGCTGGGTTGGTGGGGCCGTCAGGAAATGGCGGACCCGCTGACTGGGGAGGTAAAGGAAGTTCAACTGGGGAGCCCGGCCCGGCTCGATACCATCTTTTCGGTCAATACCCGTGCATCCTATCAGGCGGGGCGATGGGACCGCATAGAGCGGCAGAAGAAGGCTTTTCCATACCTTCAATATGTGTCGGTCATGGATGGTCGGGAACGGCCGCAGCATCACGCATGGCATGGGACGATCAAGCCTGTGGATGATCCGTGGTGGGATACCCACTATGGACCATGCGGTTGGCGATGCCGCTGCACCGCCGTTGCCTATAGCGCCCGCCAGTTGGCGCAAAAGGGCTGGGAGGTTACGGAATCGCCACCGTCCTTTCCTGCCAAGGCGTGGGTGAACAACAGGACCGGGGAAGTCTCGGAACTGGAAGAGGGGATAGACGCTGGCTGGTCCTACAACGTCGGCAAATCCCGTCTGAGCGGGCTGGCACCCGCCCCATTGCCGCCAGCGCCTGGCGACCGAAAGCCGCCTGTCGCACGGCCTATGCGTGCAAATGGGGCTGCCGAATTAAAGGCCTTCTTCAAACCGTTCGGCATGGAAGCTGGCGACGTTCGCAAGGGGAAGGTGTTCACCGATCGCGGCGGATGGCCGCTCGCAATGTCCTTCGACTGGTTCAAACGGAATGGGGAAACCGTCATGCCGCAGGGCGATGTTGGCGGCGCTGGTGAGACGATCGTCAATCCGCGCGAAATCTGGTGGAGTTGGGGACGTGCGGCAAATGGCGCTGCCGTTCTGGTACGGCGCTACGTCACGGTAGACAGTGCAGGTCGTGCGAGCCGCGTCGTGGACGTAGGTCGTGACGGCTGGACCGTGGATCACGGCGATACCGATCTTGATACGCTCCGTGTCGGCAAGTTGGCCTGGCTGGACGGTGCGCAGGGCTCGGGCTTAGCCGGAGGCGACGAAGAGAGTGAACAGCAGGAATTTGCGGCGTTCGGCCTTCCCATGCCGATCAACCTGCAATCTGTGCCAGTGCATAGTCACGTTGGTTCTGATGCGCTGGGGAAAGACCTGACCGCAGTCGGCTGCTGGTTCGACCTCGATGGCGGTGCAGGTTTGAGCGCCACAGGATCGAATTTCGGGGGCATCGCCAGCGACAACGCACCGGAAGCGGTATGAGCAGGGTGAAAAGCGGTTGCGCTGTCTTATGCACGAGGCCTAGACCGAACGCCCGAAACGGCGCGCAACGCTTGGTCTACATATACTCCCGCGACGCCGTTCTCAATAGACGGGCAGCGGGCTCCGGTGTTTGGCGATACTTGCGCGCCCCTTCTTCCAGCCGCCTGACGTGCGTCATGTATATCGGCAGCGCCGATACAGTGCATTCCGCCTGAAATAGTTCTGATGAGCGGTGGCATGGATGATGCGATTGACGATTACTGGGACGGTCGGCTGGACCTTCTTGAAGTCACCGAAAGACTGTTCGGGTCTGAGTGCCGTGATAGCGCGTGGGCGCGCTTTGGTGGACGCTCCATCTACATCCCGATCCACCCTCGACCGGATCACCCTCTCAGTGAAGCAATCGGCCATGACAGAGCCAAAGCCGTGGCCGGTGAATTGGGAGGCGTCGTCGTCCAACTCCCTCTCTGCCCATCGTCCGGCTGGCGAGGCCGTCGAGAGGTCATCCTTTCAGATGCGCTTCAGGGGGTGGCGGTCGTTGCGACAGCGCGGCGGCTCGGGTGCACTGAACGGACGGTCTACCTCATCAGGCGATCTTTAAAGGAAAACGGGGAACTGCCTGAGAAAGTACAAAAGCGGGGCGGGGCCAATCCGGCATTACTCCAGGCATCGGTTTTACAGCGCCTGCAAGAAGGCGCTCCCGTCTCGGACATCGCCGCAGCGGTGAAAGTGTCCAAATCACGAGTCTGGAAAATCCGGCGGGAATTGATCGCCGCCGGTCAACTAAGCGAAGCGGAGAAAGCAGCGTGAGTCAGCCCTATACCCTCCTTCATCCTCTCACGCTCGACGCTAAGGGCGCGGCGTTGGTGGGGCTCCAGCAAGGCGATAGGATTGCCGAAGTCACGCTACGGCGCGCGACCGGGGATGACCTCAAGTTGATCGATCGGTTCCGTGACAGGCCGATTGAGTTGACGCTGAACATGATCGCAAAGCTTTCCGGGGTAGACCTCTATGTAGTCGGGAAGTTCGACGCGGAGGATATTGGCCCTTTGGGGGACTTGGCCATGGCATCGTCGCCGAATGGCCAATCAACTGGCGTGACTGCCTAGGCGAATTGGCACGCGCCTTTCGCTGGTCCCCGGCTGAACTCATGGCGCTCGAATGGTCTGACGTGGAAATGTGGCTCGACCAAAGGCCGGAGGTAATTGAAGCGTGAAATTGTCGCTGATCTTGGAGGCGGTGGACCGATGGAGCGCACCGGCTCGTCGTGCTCAGCAGTCTACGCAGCGGCTGACCTCCGGCTTGGGTGGGCTGGCGTCGCAATCGATGCGGGCGCGGAGCCAAAGCACGCAACTTGACCGTGCAGCGGGTCGCCTTCCGTCAATACTCACGCGAGCGAATGCCGCCGCCACCCGGTTCGCGCGTGCGGGGCTGACCGGCATCGAGCGGGGCGCAAGTCACGCAAGCCGCGCGATCGATGCGGTTGCGTTGAGAGCGGGGCGTTTCGCGATTGGCGGCGCTGGTCTGTTGGCGGCGGGTGGCATTGCCGCAGGTGGCATGTTCGCTCGGGGCGTCATCAGCAACGGCGCGCAGTTCGAGCAATACCGCGTCCAGTTGGAAACCGCGCTGCATTCCGCCAAAGCTGCGCAGGACGCCATCCGGTTTATCCAGAAGTTCGCGGCCGATACGCCTTACGAAATTGGCGAGGTCATGACGGCGTTTATCACCGCCAAGAATCAGGGCATCGATCCGTTCAATGGCGCGATGACCGACATTGGCGATAAGGCGTCATCCGTTGGTCGCAGCTTCGAGGACGTGGCGTTGGCGGTTGGCGACGCCATGCGCGCCCAGTGGGAGCGGTTGCTTGACCTGGGCATCGTGGGTTCGACCCATGGCAGCAAGGTCGCACTTCAATATTTCGACCGCAACGGCAAGCAGGTTTCCAAATCGGTCACCAAGGACGCGACCAAAATCCGGGATACTTTGCTGGGGATATTCCGTGAGTCCAGCGGTGGCGGCATGGCGCGGCAGTCCAAAACGCTGCTGGGTATATGGAGCAACCTGACGGACAAGGTGACGAACTTTGAGGTTTCCGTCGCCAACAAGGGTATTTTTGATCGCGTTAAAGGCCGGTTGCAGGAAGTCTTGAACTGGGCTGATCGTCTGGAAAAGGAAGGCAAGCTGGACGCATGGGCGCAACGCGCCTCGGATGAAATGACCGAGCTTTTCGACCGCGCCGATCGGTTCGTTCGGGAGGTCGATTGGAAGGCCGTTGCCGATGGCGTCGGTTCGATTACGAGCGCTCTTGTCACGACGGTCGAATGGATCGGCAAGGCCACGAAGGCTTGGGGCGAATTGAATCGTATCGGTGCTGGCATCGATAAACGGACGGGCTTCGACAACAACGGTAACAGCATCGAGAGCAAGATTTGGTCCGCTCTGACCTGGGACCCCTTCGACGCGATGATGAGTGGTCCGTCCAAGGCCACGCCAGCTCCGCAACCGACAAAGGCGCGACCGGCTATCCCCAATCGCCGTGGCGTCTGGGAACGTGCCTTGCAGAACACTCCCGGCGCTTCGAGTCCGTTGATGAAACCGGCACGGATGCAGGTCGATATTCATTTGAAGGGTGACGGTGCCAAGGGTGCGCAGGTTCAAAAGATCAGCACGCCCGGTCACGTCACAGCGAGCGTGTCCCGGTCCGTTTCGCGCGGACCTGCCATGGGAGGCGCGGCATAGTTCTGTCCTGGCGGCGCAAACCGCTCAACGTCACCTCGACCGATGATTATCCATTCGGGTCGGTTTGGGGAGCGAAGGACAATACGGCGGGGTCAGTGGCTTTCTCCTCCACCGACCCCGCCCATCGTTGGTCCATTCTCAGAAGGTTCTAAGACGTGTCTCAGCAGCTTCTTTTCACCCTCTCAGAACCCGTCACGATCGTCCTGAGTGGCGCGCATGGCCCGAAGCGCGAAAAGCGGATTGTCGACATCTCGCTACGCGGACTGGAACCGGGCGATATCCTGTTGCTCGACCGTTTCCGTCACCAACCGGCAACGCTCGGCTTGCAACTGGTCGCGACGTTAAGCGGCCTCACGGTGCCACAGGTAAAGCGCCTCGCCATGACGGACTTTGCGAAGGTCGCGGACGCGGCATTGGCACGTTTGGCGACGGCGGCGCGGCGCATGGGCATCCCGACCGAATGGTTTCGCGAACAGCCCGCCGCGTGAACGGCCTGTCTCGCTTTGTCTCATTTTGTCTCGGTATATCCCGCCAGTGCCATTCTCTATGTCTCTCTCTACCGTTTCGATAACGAAAGGGTCCAAAGCCTTTCCGAATGAAATCCGTGCGTCGCGCCGGATTGCGGTCCGCCGCACGGGCGCTATGCTCGCACCATACACCTGAGTGGGGAGACTCAAAGATATGCG